CTCCCGCAGGGCGTGGACATGGCGTCGCGTCAGGTGCATAACGGTATCTCGCTGCGTGTCGTGCGTCAGTACGACATCAACAACGACCGTATGCCTTGCCGTATCGACGTGCTGTACGGCTTTAACGCCATCCGTCCGGCTGCTGCCGTCCGGTTGTGGGGCTAAGACCTACTGTGACCCCGGTGTAACAGCCGGGGTTACTTACCTCATTCTCAGTTTTGGAGTATTCACAATGCCTCTTTCCTCAGTTGGTGGTGGTTACCAGTACACGGACGGTAACCTCAACGAAGTTTCCCTTTTCAACCAGAACGCCCCCGGCGCAACCACGGCTACCTCGGTCACCCTCACGGCGGCTGAACTGACTGGCGGCCTGTACACGTCCACGAACGCGGCTGCGGTGGCTATCACCCTGCCGACCGCTGCCCTGACCGACGCGCTTCTCACGAACGCCAAGGTCAACAGCTCGTTTGAGATTGTGTTCATCAATCTCGGTTCGTCCTCGGGTGCCGTTACGGTTACCGCTGGCACGGGTTGGACGATTGTCGGCTCGGCTACGGTGGCTATTTCGACCTCGGGTCGCTACCTTTGCCGCAAGACCGGCGACGCCGCTTACACCTGCTACCGCGTGTAATGGCACTGGGAAAGGGGGCTTCGGCCCCCTGACCCTTATATGGTCATTTACCTATCTCACCCCGTCCACGGCACCAAGGTCGCTATCAGCGAAGTTGAGGCCGAGGATGATGAAAAGCATGGCTGGTCGCGGTACAATCACGACACGCCCACCGAGGCGGCTCCGGTTAATGAGCTTGCTCGCCGTCGAGGACGACCCCCAAAATACGCCTCTGAGGGCTAAATTGTGCAGCAGTACCAGAATGTTATTCAGGACAAGTTTGGCAACGTAATTGTCGGCGCGTCCGTCGCGGTGTATGTCTACGGGACGACAACGCCTGCCACTATCTACAGCGGCAACGGAACTGGGCTACTGCCTTCCAACACGGTAATAACCAACTTGCTAGGCGAGTTTGCTTTCTACGCGGCTAACGGACGCTACAGCCTAACCGTGACCGCCACCAACTTTGTGGCTGAGAACTACAGCGACTTTATCCTGTACGACCCCGCTGACCTTACCTCGCCCGCAGCCTCTGGCGTGGCGTTTACGCCTTTCGGAGCGATTGCCGCTACCAATGTACAAAACGCCATTCAAGAGGTTGTAACCGACCTTGCAGCGTCTTCTGGCTCGTCGTTGGTAGGGTTCTTGCAAACTGGTACTAGCGCAGTTGCGCGTACTGTTCAGAACAAATTTCGAGAAAGCGTAAGTGTGCTGGACTTTGGAGCCGACGCAACCGGCGTCACCAATAGCCAACCAGCAATTCAAGCCGCTATTGATTCCATATCTGCAACTGGCGGCGACGTTTATTTTCCTGCTGGCACTTATTTGGTCAACACTGCAATTCGTGCTAAGGCAAACACGACTTTGTATGGTGACGGATACGCATCTAAAATCATGTGCCCAGCCGGTGGTTGGACATTAAGCTCGACTGACATTTACGGAATTATCACTGCTAAAAATGCGGACAATGTAAAAATTACAGGTCTGTATATATACGGCACAAAGACACAAGCAATCGGGCAAACGCCAAAATTGGTTTATTACGAAAACGCAGAAAATTTAACTGTCAGTTACAACTATTTAGAAAATACCGCTTTTGAAGGCATATGGTCCGGCGGCTCAGGATTGGACTCGCCTCGTTTTTCAATTACAAATAACCGAATCGACAATGTAGGCTGGCCTGCTGGAACTTATGCGGCTTTGCCAGCAATTCAAACAAACGGTTATGATGGCATTATTGCCAATAACACATTAAATAATGTTGGTACTGGTATCGGTGCTTCAGGCGCTTTTACTATTGTATCCAATAATGTTATTACAGGCATTCGATTAGATGGAATTGCCACTGGTGATAACGGTGAAGCAGCTGTTGGTAGCGGCATAACCACTATTATAGGCAACCTCATAGAATATACCGCAGACCCAGCAATCAGTGGGGTTTATTATGCTATTAGAATGGGCGGAAGTTCTGGCTTAAATCGTCAAATTAATTGCACTGGTAACACGATTAAAATTATTGGCATGGCGGGTGTGACTTCCGGAAGAGGAATTCACATAAGCACGTCAGAAAATATTATTGTAAGCAACAATACTATTGAAATTGACTCTCGTGGTTACGGAATTAACATTGATAATTCGGCAGTAAATCGCACTGTATTTATTAGCAATAACGTCATTAAATTTAATAGCGAAATTGCTCCTTCATATGGAGTTATAGCTCTCTGCGCGGCAGCCAACACGTTAAACATTATTTCAAGCAATAATTTTGTATCCGGACTGAGCGTGGCTGGCAGTTCGTATGGTTATGACTACCCGCAACAAGGAACCATGAATGTAACAATTCAGGGAGACGTGATGACGGGAGGATACTTCAGGGCCGGTAATGTTAATATCGGCGATGGGTCATTTAACAACAACCCAATTTATTTGAAAAAAGATTACTCAGCAATTACTGCGCTTATGCATCGGCCACAAATTGCAATGCTTAACTTGCAGCCTGCTCTTGGTGGCAGCAACTATGTAATTGCTTCTGGCGCATTAACCATTACAGGCACAGTAGCATCTGCTAATAAGAATTTGAGCCGAATCAATGTTGATACTGAAGGCGCTGCTGCAACAGATGATTTAGACACAATTACTGGTGGCGTTTCTGGTGACATTCTTATCCTTGCCGCTGCAAATTCCACTCGCACTGTCGTGTGTAAAGATGGCACAGGCAATATGAGTTTGGCTGGCGACTTTAGTATGGACAACACTCAAGACAGGATTGTTTTGATGTACGAAGGAACAACTTGGTTTGAGCTTTGCAGAAGCGACAATGGCGCTTAAGGTACATTTCCTTAAACAAGGTTTTTTACTTTATTCCTAGCCTAGCTATTGCAGATACTCTAATTTAAGGACTCACCATGCCCATCATCCTTCCCCTGTCGCCTACGCAGCCAACTACCGGCGAACTTATCAACGGCGCACTGCGGCTCATTGGAATGCTGGCAGAAGGCGAAACGACCTCTTCTGAGGCGTCTAACGATGCCCTGACGGCGATGAACCAGATGATTGATTCGTGGAACACCGAGCGTCTTGCCGTGTTTACCACGCAGGAACAGGTGTTCACTTGGCCTGCTGGCTCACTCAGCCGCACGCTTGGTCCCACGGGTGACTTCATCGGCAACCGCCCTATCCTGTTGGACGACAGCACCTACTTTGTAGACCCTGCGTCGGGCATCTCCTACGGCATTAAACTCATCAACCAGCAGCAGTACGACGGCATTGCGGTCAAGACCGTTACCTCGTCCTTCCCGCAGGTGATGTGGATTAACACCAACTACCCCAACATTGATATGCACATTTACCCCGTGCCAACCCGTTCGCTAGAGTGGCACTTTATCTCGGTTGCTGAACTTGATAAGCCCGCCACGTTGTCTACCCAGTTGGCATTCCCGCCTGGCTACCTGCGTGCATTCCGCTACAACCTTGCCTGCGAGATTGCGCCTGAGTTTGGCGTAGAGCCGTCGCCGCAGGTGCAGCGCATTGCCATGACCAGCAAGCGGAACTTGAAGCGCATTAACAACCCCGGCGACATCATGGGTCTGCCGTACAGCATTGTTGGTACGCGCCAGCGATTCAATATTTTTGCTGGCAACTACTAAGTGAAGACTCCCATCCTTGGCGCTGCGTATGTTGCTCGGTCGGTTAACGCCGCCGACAACCGCATGGTCAATCTCTTTCCGGAAGCCGTGCCTGAGGGTGGCAAGGAACCCGGCTTCCTGAACCGCTGCCCCGGCCTGCGCCTTGTGGCTACCGTGGGTAACGGCCCTATTCGCGGGCTGTGGTCGCACGGCGGCTACCTGTACGTTGTGTCGGGTACTGGCTTTTACCAAGTGACCTCTGCCTACGCTGCCACTCTAAAGGGTACGGTCACCGGCACTGGCCCTGTGAGCATGGCAGACAACGGTACGCAGTTGTTCATCGCCTGCAACCCTGACGGATTCATCTACAACTACAACACCGACGTGTTTGCTCAGATTACCGACCCTGACTTTGAGGGCGCGGTAAACGTAGGCTACCTTGACGGCTATTTCGTGTTTAACCAGCCCAACAGCCAGACGGTGTGGATTACCTCCCTGCTGGACGGTTTGTCGGTAGACCCGCTGGACTTTGCCTCCGCTGAAGGCTCGCCTGACGGGCTGGTGTCCCTCATCGTAGACCACCGCGAACTGTGGCTGTTTGGCACGGACTCGGTGGAGGTTTGGTACAACTCCGGCGAGGCTGATTTCCCGCTGACCCGCATTCAGGGTGCATTCAATGAAATCGGCTGTGTCGCCCCGTACTCGGTTGCCAAGCTGGACAATGGCATCTTCTGGCTGGGTGCTGACGCTCGCGGGCA